GGAATATCCGGAACTGCCAATCTGTGCGGAATATCCGGAACTGCCAATCTGTGCGGAATATCCGGAACTGCCAATCTGTGCGTAATCTCCGGAACTGCCAATCTTTGCGTAATCTCCGGAACTGCCAATCACAGTTTCATCTTCTTCATCCGTTTGTTCAATTTTAGTCTTTTCAAAAACAAACTCAATACAGGCATTGACAAATCCGCTAAATGATAGTTTCGCACCAATTTTTAGTTTTTTAGTGCAATATTTTTTATTATCATCTGTCAAGCATTTGTCCAAAGCCTCCACTTCTGCAAACTCGTTAAAACTTCCATCGGTATTAACTAAATCATAATACTCAAGGACATCAAATGGATTTTCGCAAAAGTGCATTCCACTTTTACAAATTTCAGCTGCTTCCTCTTCGAAAACTGTATTTTCCTTGTACTGCTTTCCTCTACAGACCAGTCCTTTATCAAAACCTTTAAAACCTTTCATTTTTCTCTCCTTTCCTAACGATATGTTCCGGGCTTACCACACACAAGACTTCCGTCCTGCTTTCTAACGATCGCTCCAATTTTGATAAGCGATTCGATCAATGCTGGAGGAATCGGTGTCGCTCCCTCTGCCTTGATTTCTTTTTCCTTACTCATGGTTTTCTCTCCTTTCGTCTTGCTCGTCATCATCGTCATGCTGAAACATTGACATTATCAGCGATACGATAACAATTCCTATAATCGTTACCGATACACCACACCAAAAAGGTGGAATGTACATAAGATCACTTCCTTTCCATATATACTTCTCTGTACTGGACACCGAATTTCTCGGTATCGGAATGTACGTCAAAGTATAGATCTATACTGTTTCCTTTTATCGCCCCACCGCAATCCTCGGCGATAAACTCTCCAAGTCCTTTTATGCGGACTACCGATCCATAAGGTATAACTTTTGGATCTACCGCAATCGTTCTTCCCTGCCTTGGAACAACTCCAGTAGAAGTCATTCTTCCGTACTTGTCCGAACAATCGCAACAAGGACAATATGCCGTAACTTTGTACGTTGTCCACTTTTTCCGAACAACTTTCTTTTTCTTGTGTGTCCTTTTCCTTTTTCGCTCAACATTTCTCGTCTCAGCAGAGACTGTTTCAGTTTTTGGAATCTGAATTGTACCGATTCCGACTAAAACCTTTTCCTCTGCCACTTCTGGATTTTCCAACTCGATTCCTCGGAATCCCCATATGCAGATGGAAAACAGAAACGTTATAGCGACTAACATTAACTCTCTGATGGAATCACTCCTTTTCCTTTTTCTTCTTTTCCGTCTCTGCCATGTTTTCAACTTTTCCAAGGATATATCCTTTGTCAAAATCAGACATTTTTGGAATTGCTTCTTTCAGTTTTTCAACGACTTTCTTTTCTTTTTCGCTCATATCTTCTCACTTCCTTTCCGTTATGCAATCTCACTTCTTTCAATCAATGGATATATGCTATTCTTTTTCAGAATCTCATACAGAAACAATCTGCCTTTCTGCGTCCACTCTGTCTGCATAACCACATCTGCCTTTCCATTTGCTCTTGTAATATCAATAGTTTTGCTATGAACATATCCCATTCCTTGGTACTTCTGATACAAAATCCATTGCCTGCCGACTTTGTGTTGTACGTTTAGATCTTTCAGCAATTTATTAAATGCCTTAGCAGACATTCCATAATCTTGTGCAATCTGTGTTACCAGAACTGTAGACTTACTATTCAAAATCAAATCCACATAATTTGCTTTTGGTTTCATTTCGGAAATGGTATTGTTCATTTCAATGACTTCTGTTTCCAATTCCTTAATCTGCTTGTCTTTTTGTTCAAGCATTCTCTGTGCTTCAATAACTGCAAGAGCAATAAGGTCGTTTCCTGTTGGAAGTTGTGTTTTAATCACATCTTCCATTTCATGGAATCTGTTAATGTACTTTGCAGTAAACTCCGTTCCTTTACTTCCGGTCAGTTTATGTGCGATAAACTCGCAACCTTTCTTTGTAACCAGATAGCAAGGCTGCGTCTTATTTTGGCTGTTTATATAGGTACTTTCTGTGAAAAAATCGGACTGTGCAATCTTGCTCTTTCCTAATTGTTCCGAATATCTTCGAATATCTCGCAAAAGCATATTATGCTCTTTACCAACCATTTCAGCAACTTCTCTACTATCAATGTACTTTTGTGTCAACTCGTTCATATTGACTTTGCCTCCTTCCTGTTTGACTTTGTATGATTATACTATCACACTTAGTATTACTTGTCAACCTTTTTCATAAAAAAAGTTTGACTTTGTGTGACAACTATGATATTATACTATTGAAAGGAGGAAATCGAAAATGAATGAACGCATAAAGTTACTGCGAAAAGAATTGAATTTGTCACAAGAATTGTTTGCGGATCGCTTAGGTTTGACGAAAAATTACATTTCCTTAGTAGAGAACGGAAACAGAAACTTGTCGGAACAGTCTCAAAAAATCTTATGTTCCTTATACAACGTCAACGAAGAATGGCTGAAAAGTGGAACTGGAGAAATGTTTTGTCAGATTGACAAAAACGATGAAATTTCCAAATTGTTCGGCGAAGTTATAAAAGAAGATGACGGAGATTTCAAACGTCGGCTTGTAAATGCTTTAGCCAAATTAGACGATGATGGATGGAAGACATTAGAAACATTGATTGATTCGATTTCCAAGAATTAAAAAAGAGCCAAGGGATAAGCAATCATTCCCTTGGCTTTTTTCTTCTACTCTGTTAAATTTTCTATAAAAACATATATCGCCCTAAGAAAATATATGTTTTCCATCTTTTTAATCATTTCGATAATTTTGTTTTTGTAAAACTGCTCATTTTCGTTTTCATTTCCCATGTTGCCCTCCTTACGATAAGACAATTATAGAACATTTGTTCGTAATTGTCAATCATAAATTTGCAAGATTGATTGTTTCCCCTTAGTTTTAAAGTGAGGGGCAGAGTTACACAATGAACTCTTACCCCTCGCCAGAACTTGAATTGTCTCGTTTGAGACAATTTTATCTTACACCTTTTGGCACAAGAAAACAATCTTTTTTCATCGCAAGTTCGGTCAATTTTCGACACCAATGTCTTTTTTGAATTGTTTCCACATTTTGTTATCTTTTCCAATCATAGGATGAGGGCAATCCTTACCGTTTACATCCCAATGTCTGATAACGGTTTTGGCGTTTGGACAGTATCTTTTGATGTACTTAATCAACTTTTTAACTGCTTTTGCCTGTTCCGCGGTATAACCTTTTGTTGCATCGCACAATTCTATTGAAACAGAGTTTGCATTTGTACATTCCTTGTAATACTTCCCTGCTCCTTTGTCTTTGCTGTAAAATCCACCAACACTCCATGCAATCTGATTCATTGGAATTGATTTTACCGCTTTACCTTTTTTCCCAACAAAGAAATGTGCGCCAACGCCATTTCTTGCTCCTGTCTGCTCTTTTTGGAAAAATTTAGCATTGTCCAATGCCGTATCTCCATTGTTTCCAGTATAATGAATAACAATAAAGAAAATACTTTTTCTGTCTCTCTTTCCGTGCATACAAGACTTATTCGCTAACAGTTTTTTCATCTTCTTCTACCTCCTGTTCCTGTTCTTTCAGCAATGCTTCGTACTTTTCCTTGTAAGCCATCGCCGTAAATTCGGTTTGAGCAAGTCGAACTTTCAGTTCCTTGACCTCGTTTGCCAACTTATCAACGATGTAATCTGCCATTGTAATTTCTTTGTTTTCCATTTTTCTAACCTCCTAAGATTTTATAATTTATCTCAAAACCAACGCCCTATAAAAATTGCGCTGGTTACTGAATTTACGGGAAGTGTTGCACCAGAATGCGTAGCCCAAAAAATACATCTGCTATATCCAGTTTTGCTGACGCCATCAAAACTGACATTTACAAATGGTGCTGACGTGTCAGGAACGCCGATTCCAGTAATAACCATCGGTGTATCTACAAATGCTAATGGGAAAGTTCTACCGTCTCTAGATTTGTAATACACCCCTTCTTTGTTGCTTATATCTGTAAGTGAAGTTACATTCCCCATTTTACTTCGATACTCAATAACAAGTCTTCCGTCTCGGTATTTTTTACAAGTAAAATTTCCACTTGTTGTCACTTCGCAACCGATTATTTCATATCCATTTTCAGAAGCATTGTCTTTATTAACAGAAAATATCGTCTTTCCATTCGGTTTAAAGTTAATCGAGGCAGGAGAGATAAGAAGCCTTTCTCCCACAGCCGTGTCCCATATCCGTAAGTTTCCATAAGTGTTATCAAGGAAATATCTCACGGTGCCACCTTGTGCATCGTCTAATCCGATTAAACCATTTGATATGACCGTTTTACCTTTTGAACCGTTGTTTTTTATGGTAAGTGACTTTACTGTCGTTGGAACGTTTATTGTGCATGATGGTTCTATCGTAAACTCTCCGCTTGAAGTAATCTTGGAATACCCCGAATCAATCTCGAATGCTACGCTACTTCCATTATATGGTGTTCCAGAATTTACTCCAAAAGCAAGGCTTCTTGTTGACAACAACATAAATTTATCATAGTAATCATTTCCATGGTTTAAACTTTCAAGACGTACACCGTCAAATCCAAAAAAGGCTTTGTTTATTTCAGTGTTATTGACTGTACAAGTCAACGACAAGAAATCTTCTTCTTGATTAAATTTGGAGTTTATTTCTGCTTTGTTGTAATATGTTGCAGAGGCATTTTCCGGAGTATATTCTGAATTTGATATCAACCTTTGGTCTTTTAATGTAAATCCAGCAATTTCTCCGATCTCCGCGTACATATAACCGTCATATGTTACATACCACTCATGTTCAGTATTATACGGAGATGATATTTTGTACTTTCCTGCCTCAATGGCGATTACTCCACCATTTTTCCCTGTAATTGACTTGGCTGTATTCAAGTCAACTTTGTATTGGTAGCCGTCTTCATCATAAAAACCAGTAAGGCAATCATCAAAAATACCAAATCCGCCAATTGTACCTCTATCCGCCGACACCGAAGCACCTACCAACGTTGCACCTCTTATTATTCCTGTCGCCGTGATATCTTGGGCAAAAATCCGTTCGACAACTGCACTATCCGCAAAAATACTATCCACGTCCAACTCATTAGTAGTAATCGACGATGCCACAATCTTGTCTGCATTGATAGTACGGTCTGTAAGTATGTAACCATCAAGAGTATCTACCGTTGTGCTTGTCAGTTCTCCAAGATTGTTTAAAGCATATAATACTCCCTTTTCTGAACCTTTAAGAAGTATTCTGTCAGCGACCAACGTTCCTGCCGTGATTTTGTTAGCATTGACTTCAACACTATCTAAAAAACCAGTAACGTGTCCATCTACGATTGTTGCCCTGTCAATCAGCCCAACGTTAGCAAAAAATGTACCGACATTTGCCACATCAATATTGGAAAGTTCAATATTGGCATACTTCAAATCTGCGGTATCGGCGTTCAAATAACCTAAATCTGCTACTTGGGCACTAAGGTTATTTGTTGTTATTGCAATTGTTTCCAAATTGTCAATCTTTCCATCTACTGCTTCCAAAGAAGTAATTGTGGCATACTTGATACTTGCTTCATCCGCGGTCAAATATCCGATATCAGCAATTGATGCTTTAAGATTTTCGATATATGCTTTATCAGCCGTCAAATCTTTGATAAAAGAACTATCAACCTTTTCAAATCCAATCGTTGCATCTTTGATTTTAGCCCCGGTCAATGTAGCATCCTTAATCTTGGAGTTTTCAATCTCTCCATCCTTGATTTTTGAGTTTGTGATTGACGAGTTGGAAATTTTACTTTCCGTTATCGCACTATCCTCAATCTTGCTACCATCAATACTGGATTCCATTATGTGGTTTCCTCGGATAGTTCCATCTACAATAAGGGCACCGGTAATTGTTGCCGCCTTTATTTTTGAACCGGTAATTGTTCCCTCTTCTATATTAGACCCTTTTATTGTCGAATCAGCAATAAGAGATCCGGTAATTGTTGAATCTTTTATTTTCGATCCATCAATTGTACCATCCTTGAATATGCTACCTCTAATCGTGCTATCCTCAATATTACTCAAAGTAATATTTGCATAATTCAATTCAAGACTTGTTTGTCTACCCTCTTGTGCCGCCGCCGCAGATGCCTGCGTTGAAACCTCTGTAGAATAACTTCCGTTGGATTCTATGTTGCAATTGCACGATATGCTTGTAGTAAATCCACCATCCCACTCGTATGAAATCTCCCCACATAAAACATCTATTGGATTCTCTAACTCAGGCACCTTTACCTTTATAAGATTTCCCGGTGCAATATTCCATCCGAAATCAATCCCAACAAACGTCATATCGCACGTATGATACATCAAATCGCCTTGCCTAAGACAAGCAGAAGCACGGCCGCCCGGTTTTTCGTTCAGATTATATCCAAAACCATCACTTGTCCAACCAATCCAATCGCAAGTAACTGTGTAATTATACGGTGTTTTACCAGTCATTGACGACTGTGAAGCAAGCAATGTATTTGATACCTTGTCTTCATCCAGATAATTTTGTGTCCAGATATCATCACCCGGTGGGTCTGTCTCTTTTCTGTAGTAAATGCCAAGGACATATTTATTAAACAACAATGAAATAGTTTTAATAGCATATACTTCTTTTGAGTATTTGTAATTTCCGTCAAGATAATCTGGCAAAATATAACGATCCGAATTTAAAGAATACGTTTTTTGCTTGATAACGATTTTATTGTTTGTATCTTCGTATACATTTCCACCAAACAATATTGCAATTCCTGCCAAAGCAGTTTTTACAGATACTCCGGTTTTACATCCAGACGCAGGATCCATAAGGGTTTTTGCATCTTTAATAAAATTTGCTGATTTTGACAAAAATTCTGATTTTTCAGTTCCTATCGAATCCAATTCGCTTTTAAAGACAACAACTTTTCCAGTTATTTCCTCTATTTTTTTAATGATTGTATCAAAATTATAATTAGGTTTTGCCTCTGCAAAAACGATTTCTGTATTGGCATACTGCGCAAGTGTGCTTTCCAAAGAAACAGAAAGTTTATCTCCACTCATAACTGGAGTTTCTGTTACAACGAATTGACCGAAACTAATCCATGCACCTTGATACTGAAAAAATATCTCGATATTTAATCCTTTAGAAATTCCATCTAAGTAATTCATGGTTATACTTGCGTTCTTTATATACACGTTTCCAATGCCAAAAACACTTCCATCGTAGCATCCATTAGAAATTTTGATAGAATCAATCTGTAATTCCTCATTGGTATATTCAATCGCTCCAATTTTTACTTTAACGTCCACATATTCCGTAGTCATAGGTATACTTGTCATTGTTCCACCGCCTCAAATGATATTGACTGATTCAACATTTTTCCGTTGATAAATCCGTATTGTTGCAAAGAATAATTGTTGAAATAAACTGTTATCGTTTCCCATTCCCCAAATTCATTCGTGAATCCAAGTTTGTGGAATGCTGTTTTGTCGCACGTTTTGCTCTTAATCAATTTTAATTCCGCTACTGTGATATTTGGTGGAAACGACATTTTTATGCTGACCTTGTTATCCACAACCGTTCCTTGTGCTTTCGCCGTAGATGTTCGGCGAAAGTTTGAACTCTGTACTTGATTTCTTTTAATATCCACACCGCTAGCGGATGGACAAGCAATTTTCTGTCCGTCAATCTCCGGAACTCTATATGCCATGTCTTTTCCCCCTTTTTGCAATAAAATAGCACCTACCAAATAAGATAGGTGCTACATTGTTTATGCCAACTTCCATCCGGAACCTCGGCTTCGTGTAATCTGTTCGGCTTTCCCCATGATTGTTGTCGTAAGTTTCGTTCCGTCCAAATATACATCTCCTGTCTGCTGGCTTTGATTTTCTGATACTGCCTGCGATACCGCCGCATAGATAGCCGGTGCAAGCGTGTTTGTAATTGCTTGTGCAAATCCAGTAGTAATCTGGTCGTTATTAGCGACCGCGGTTTTGCCGTTATTGAATTTTCCGACAAGTTCTCCGTGATTAGCCATGAAAAGTCCATCTTCCGGGAATCCACCGGTACTGTACGTTGGAAGTTTTGACGCAAAATCCGAAAGTTTGGATAGTCCGCTTGTTTTTAATGCCCTTTCGTATGGTTTTCCCATATTTTTAGGGCTAAGATTATCCAGTATCTTTTTTTGCTCTTTCGTAATTCCAAACTGTATTGGTGCCTTAATTGGCGATAACTTTACTTTGGAAACTGCATCTTTAATTCTTTTTTGTAAGTTTGATGTATTAACATTTGTACTAACATTTACAGACTTGCTTTGTAGTTTATCAATTACATTTTTAACTTTATCTATAGAATCCGTTCCGCTTGTTTTAGCGGTAACAGAAACTTCTTTTGATGTAAGTTTCCCAATTGCGGCATTAAGTTCGTCAACGGATTTATAATTTCCATCAACAACGTCTTTATATGCTTTCCATGTTATTTCTCCATTGTCAAGTTTGTCTTGAAGTGTTTTTAACGCATTTTTTGAAGATTGCGTTTCGACACCAAGGTTTTTCATAGTTTTCTTTAAACTATCAGATGCCTTTTGGTAATCGCTAGTTTTTACTTTGGCATTATCCATGACATTATTGTTTTTACTAATCTGTGCGTTAATATCGGATTCTGCTTTTTTCAAAGTATTTACTTCCGCTCTTGCCGCATTTACTTTTGTAGCATATCTTCCAAGTATTTTAACTTGTGCTTGGTATTCTACGCTATTTACTCCAGAACGTTTTTTAACGTTGTTTGCAATTTCCTGTGCCGCCGCAAGTTCTTTTGTATATTTTGCAAGTTTTGCCTGTGCTTCGGAAAGTTTATTTCCAGTTTCCTGCTTTTTCTCGTAAAGTTCCACAGAAGAATTGTATGCCGCCTGCGCTTTAGCCGCTCTGTCAAGATTGGAAATCAGACCGTTCAACTCATCTTTGTTACCTTTGAATGCCCCTGTCTGCTTATCAATATTCTTTGATAACCCAGGAATTTCATCGGATAACTGTTTTGAGTATTCTTTCATTACGGCAATATCAGATGCGGTAGGGTTTGTCTTTTGGCTTAACTCATAGTATCTATTGGCTAATTCCTTTATGTTTTTCCCGTTTTCCAAATTGCCAGAATTATTGATTTTCTTTATATCTTTATTTATTTCATCTGTATACTCTTTTGTCTTTTGTAAATCCTCGTTTGCTTTTTGTGCGTTTATATCTAACTTTGCCGGTACTTTGATTTCGTAATCTCCGGTGTAATTGTAGGCATCTATCGCTTCGCTGATTCTGTCTCCAATCATTAAACCTGCGCCGATGGCTGCTCCAACTGCCAACAATACCGGTGCCGCCGCCGCGGCTATTCCTGTGGCACTCAATCCGCTTAATCCACTTGTAATTGCTCCACTTATTTTTGCTCCAAGCGAAACAATCGCAGTTTTGACAAATGTGATTTTAGACAAAATAAATGTTCCAATTTTGCTTGCGGCAAACGAAGTAGCGATTTTAGTTTTAAGGCTTTTTGCCATAGTTAAAGCAACTTCTCCCATCTTTTCTGTCGCCGCTTGCTTTAAACCTGCAAAGAAACCAGTTTTACCAAACAATCCTTTTATTGTTTTTGCCGCAAAAATCACGCCAAAAACGGTACTTAATGCACCAATCACACCGGCTGGATCTTCTTTCAATGCAGAAATTGCAATCGTCATAATGCTATTAAACGCATTTCCAATTGTTTTTCCAACGGAAGACCAAATCCCAACCCAGTCGATACTTCCAAGGAATTGACCGATAGATTTACCAACTTTCTCCCAATTCACACCGGAAAGTGCCTTATTGATTGATGTAAGAATACCTTTCACACTATCGGACAACGTTTTACCAAGTTCCTGCCATCCTGTCAGCCCAGTGTTTTTTCTTACCTCTCCCATTTCCTCAAAGAATCCGTTGATTCCATCTGCTATCTTTTGTCCAAGACCACTAAAATCAAAATTTGTAACCAAGCCAAAAGCAAATTGAATCATTCCACGGACTTTAGCACCAAGAGTTTTTCCGGCAAGTGTCATGTCAGCATTTTGAAGTGCTGAATTGATTCCAGTCGCTACAGATGTACCAAGACCAAGCCAGTCAAATGTAGTTCTGAACGTGTATAATGCCCCCATAGCCGTATTAAATCCATTGGCTAAAGTTTTACCCACGGTTTCCCAGTTAATGCCTTGTACCATGCCATTAAGGAACGTAGCAAGGGATTTAGCAAGTTTATTTGTGGTTGTCTGAATTTTACCCCACGGGATACTGTCAAGCCCGCTTGTCAGCCATGAACCAACGGATTTTCCAAGGCTGGTATAATCTCCGCCTTTTTTCCAACCGCCTAAAATGGCTTTTTTCAATTTAGCCGCTAACTCAACCGCTTTATTTTTGTTACTCTTAAAGGCTTTATCCCATATGCTTTCATATCCTTTAACTGCCTTATTGATATCTTCCGATAAATCAATTCCAGCACCTCTACCGTTTTTCTTTCCGGAAGATGAGCCATCGTCTTTGTTATTTGACTGCAATTTATTGACGATATCAAATCCCTGTAAGTTATCATTAAGTTTTTTCTGCTTTTTGCTTGTTTTATCAGCGGCATCTCCATAATCATCCAATCCGTCAATTGCATCGCTATAATCTGGTGTAGCCATTGATGTATCGTCATATAATTTTGCTCCGGTCAACTTAGCAACCCATTGTGCGAACTCCTGCAAAACCATAACTACGGCATTCAGATATGGATATAATTTTTGAACTACCGGCAAAAATATTTGACCTATGGTTCTACTCAAATTTTTCAATCCGGCCTGCAACATTCTTACCTGGTTTGCGGGTTGATTGATTGTTCTAGCCAAATCTCCATATGCAACTTTTGATTGTTCCAACATAGTTAAAACACGTAATTGCATTTTTTCTTGCTGGCTCATTTCAGAAACATTTACGCTAATTCCATGCGCTAATGCCGTTTGAGCCAAGCCTGCTTTCGTAGTGTCGATTCCATACTGGTATAATGCCCTTGATTGTCCAATCAATCCACTTTGAAAGTTATCCATTACGTCTGATAAGTCTTTATTAGACAATGACGACCAATCCGCTGACAACATACTCAATGCCTTTGACGTGGCAATAGAAGTTTCTCCAAGCATTCCAGCAGAGTTTGTAATCTGCGAAATTGCCGCATTGTAATTCATTACCTCGGTCAAATCTAAACCAAGATTATGTTGCATATTGCTTGTCGCTTCTCCGGTGTCGTAATCAACGTTGAACCCGGTCATTTGAGTTTGTAATTTAGCAAACCTTGTACGGAAACTATCTGCATATGCTTCCGCGGAATCATAACCGGCTTTTTTAAACTGGCTCGCACTATCTTTTCCAACTTTATCCAATGCAACCGAAAAATAGTTAAATTCCTCGATGTAGTCCTGCATTGAGCCGATTGCACCGCCAAGTGCCTTAACACCTCGAATTACCATAAAAAATTTAGCATAAAACATTCCAATGCTTGATGCTATGTTTTTGGATTCCTTGTTAAATCCTAGCATTCTCGTGACTACATTTTTGAAGCCATTACCGAGCCTTGACAAAACATTAGTGGTATTCCCACCGCTAAAAGATATACTATTCAGCGCACTCCCGGCTCTACTTCCGGCGCTGGCAATATTTCCAATTGCCGTAAGCAACTGTGTTGTACCTTGCGATACTTGCGGTGCATTCTGCATCGAAACCATAAAATCTTTTACCTTTTTAGCAAGGTAATCCAGATTATCAGCCGTCTGTTTCGTTCTTGTTCCAGCGCTAGCCAATCTAGCAATAGCATTTGTCAATTCAGATGTTTCTTTACTTACAACCGGCGCCCTTGACATCGACACCATAAAACTGCTCAGTTCTTTGCTAAGAAGCGGAAGTCCACTTGCCGATGCACTTGTTTTTGAACCGGCATTTGCCAATCTGCTGATTGCATTTACAAAACTAGCCGTTTTTGGTGCAACTTCTCCAGCGGAAGACAATGTAGTTATCATTTGGGCGATTCCATTTCCAAGACTTATAATTCCTTGCGTGTTTACACCGCCTTGAATTGATGATGTAAGCCTTGCCACCGCACTTACCATGCTATTTACATTTTTGTTATTAAAATTGACACTTCCAAGGGTTTTAAGTCCGTTCGCCATTGGATTTAAAGCATTCGACACCGCCGCCAATTTCTGACCGTCAAGAGTTTCAAATTTCTGCAAACCTTTTACAGTTTTAGTGAAATCTGGCATTTTCGTGTCTCTCATGCCTTTCATTCCAGCAGAAAGCATATTTAATCCGCTCGAAAATTTTGTCAATCCTTTTGAATCGACACTTGCTAACTGTTTAGATAAATTACCTAGTTTTGAGCATAGAACGTCAATCTCTTTATTGGCTTGTTTGGCTTTTGCTTGAATTTCAACTTCCAAACTATCTACTACAGCCATCCGTACACCACCAACTTTCCTTATATAATAAAAAAGAGGGCGACCGGACTTTTAATCCTTGTCGCCCTTTCCCTGCTTCATCTTTTTTAACTTTTGCTCGTTTTCAAAATTTTTCTGCATTCCAAGAAGCATCTGTAAAAATTCGTCTCGTTGTTTCTGGAGATCTCGTTCTCTCTTCGCTTCTCTTTCTTCTTCCGTAGCCAAAAGCGGTAAATCTATGTACTCTGCTTTTGATTCCTTGCCATTAAAAGCAATATCTATCGCAACAATAAATGCAGATATTGCATAATTTCCAAACCAATTCCACATACTCTCATCATCTATTTTTTTCTTTAAGCGATGACCTTCAAGACAATATTTTAATTTTTTCGGTGTCAAATGCAGAAATTCATCTATATGGATTCCAATGGCAAATGCTTGTGGAAAATATTCTTCCCATATTATTTTGTGGAAGTCTGTTTCTTTTTGTGATCCTGCGGAGTTTTTACTTCTTTCTTGTTCTGTTTCTGTTCCTCCGCTTCGATGTTCGTTTCCATGTCTTCCAGCATCTTCGTTATTCCGCTCAAGCCGAAAAAATCGTCTTCCTCCATACATTCTTTGATTTCCTCAAACAATGCGGCATAGTTCAATTTATTTTCTTTCATGTAGGCTTTCATAAGTTCTTTTGATTCTTTTGCATCCGTTGAGTGATGCTCCTGCAATCCCGCATGAAAAGCAACCACGCAAGTCTTTGGAACGTCTCCTACCATGTCGGATGTACTTTCCATATACAACTCCAATTCTGTTTTTGCTGTTTCAGCACGTGCCAAAATATGTCCACCAGATGCCAACATGAACATACGTTTTACGCATTCCTCAATCTCTGCTGCTTCAAATGTAAATTCTAATATGTATTCTTTTCCTGCAATTTTAATTTTTTTCATATCGTTTTCAACCTTTCCCTTTCTTCCCATCTTTTTAATGGGAAAGGGGCAGTCCTAAGACCGCCCTTTCTTTGCTAAATCAATGTTTCTTCAAGTTCTGGCTCGGCTGTATCTTCATCGTACAAGCCAGTCACGACAGCCTTGCTCTCGTTATTTTCGGACTGGCTATTTATTCCCCCGAAAATTCAACCTTTGCGTCAAGTCCTTTGTACTCTTCAATTACAAGATTAAACTCCGCAGTCAAAAGACCGTTCTGCCCCATTTCTGACTGTGGAAATGCCGGTGGCAACTGTGCAACTACAAAAAATGCTTTTGTAAGACCCGGAATAATGGTCTGAAACCACATTCTTTTTCCACCAGTCAATCCATTTGCGGCTGTAAATACCTCTTCCCATTCAGCCTGTGTTTCGTCTGTAAGGTTTACTGTTACTGGGAAGGAGCCTCCTGTATCTGCTCTACCCTGAATATAACGAGTGATTGCGTCTTTTAATGCGGATGCGTCAATCTGTTCTGCTTCAACATTGATACCGCCAATTTCGTTAATTCTGGATAATTCTTTAAACGATGTCGGCTTTGTTCCGGCGGTCGTTTCAACACCATAACCAAAAGTAATGCCGAGTGTACTTAATCCTGCTACTGCCATTGTTATTACCTCCTTGATTTAATAAAAAAAGAGCCTTTCGGCTCATTTTTCTTTATAATGTGTCATTTGCTCCAACTACTCGTTGAAATCTTGCGGTGCTTCTGTAAACTTCTTCGCCAAAATCTAACTCCGGCATTGGTTTTACTTTAAACCGCATCTTTTTGAATATATCAGCGACTACGGACATGACTTTTCTTGCGTCAGATGGATCCGTATTGGTCGTTACATCAACTTGAATCGTTTCCAAAACACCATTTATGTCTTGTCCGTCAAGTGTCTGCCCGATTTCTTGTCCGGGCAATTCATGTATGTAGACTGTAGGAAATTTTGGCTTGCTATTCGCCTTTCCATTGTCTGTTATTCGAATGTCCGGATAGTCGTCTTTAAGTATCTTTTCTGCCTTGTAAGATACTGTTGAATATATTTTCTTACCTAAAAGGTAAGCCCATGTATTATCAACTTCTGCCATTTATCCGAACACCTCTTTTGCTATTTTTTTATATTTTGCTATGATCTCCGCACTTGCTTTATACATTGGCATCGTTTCCTTGACACCATGTGTATAATGCCATTTATTATCTTCTCCAAGATAATACCAGCCATCTTCAAATGCGTGTATCTGTCCGGGATATGTTCCAACACCAAAACCGAACTCATTTGCTTTTGGATTCGGAATCTTGTTGTAATGAATACCGGCACCAAACTCAACCGCAAGCACCGTATGAAACGGTTCTCTTCCCTCTACTTTTTTTACTTCTCCAGTCGCAAACAGAATAGCCTTACAACCCATGTTCTCTGACGTTGTATTTGCCTTAAATGTGATTGAATTTCCTATAGGGGATTCATTTATCGCTTGTAATACTACTTCCTCTCCTGCGGATGCACAGCGCGCCACAAAAGCATCACATTTTGCTTGCAACTCGTTTTTGTAATTTTGTAAGTGGTTTATTGTGTCCTGTATTGAAGTTTGTGAAAACAAGTTCATTTTAATTTTCTTTTTTGCCACAAAACCACCTACTTTACATTTCTTTGCAAAAGAAATAAATCAACTGTCAATCCCTCATCTGCTACACCTTTTACGGTGTAATCCGCAGATTTTGGATCTGGGAAACCATCTGAATCATATTTAACTTCCGAACGTTTCCAAATCAAATCGCCTGCCTTGATTGGAAGATACCCTTTATCCGTTACAATCTGTGCATAATTAGTGGAATCATCTACACCAAACTCTTTCATAAGGACTTCGGACAGTTTATTATTGATGCTTGCATAAAAGGTTTTTGGTTTTGCAAAACCATCAATTTCCTTTTCAATCATCGGAATTTTTTCGCCGTCCACATCATAGTAAATGATGTTTCCCTCTTTATCTTTTTGGTAGATTTTTACGTTTGATTCAAGGCAAGAGTATGTCATTTCCTGCTTATTAATTTTAAGCATTTGGCTTTGCCTTTTTATAAATCTGGTTTACTCCGGTACTAGCCAATCCAGAAACAATTCCTACCGAAATGGCATTCAGAATATCGTTTGCCGGAAAGTCCGGGATGACATACAATCCTACCACTCCAAGGATTCCACCGAAAACACCGACAATAACCGGAATGTAATCATCTTTGATGCCAGGAATAAGTTTTGCACCAATTCCAATCAGATAGCAAATGACTATGATTGCTATGCAAGTTCCAACTTGTGTAAAATCCATTAGTCTTTACCTCCATTTTTTAGTCTTATTTCTTTTATCTCTTCGTACATTTTTGTTGCCATTCCATTTCCTCCAAGTGCATGATATGCGTTGTACATTTCTACGAAATTTTCATACGCATAACTTGGAATTTCTCCCAATTTCATGTACTTATCGTGGTATTCTATGAGTTGCACACGCAAAAGAAGCATTGTACCTTTGCTATTTGCATCCCTGTCTTTTTTCTGCTGCTTTAGGAGCCAAACAATATACCCTAACAAAATAGGCAACACAACTGTGTAAGTTTGTAACAAAAATTCTTTCATTCCATATCTCCTTGTTTTGACATACTGCCCTCCACCACTTTCTGTATGCCGCCTGCTACCAAATGGTAACGCACATTCTTCTATATGATTTTGGCGATAGGATGTACACCAACAAGCAATTCGTTTCGGTCTTTCCAGTTCCTGCTTACTCCATTCTCTGTATAAGATTCCATGAAACCTTCTCCTGCCTGCGAATGATCGTATACAACGAGATTTACAATAACTCCATCGAATTTTTTAAGATCGTTAGCAATTTGTTCTTCTTCGTAATCATCTGGGTAATTTCTTTCGCCAATAACATCCTCTCTTGCTTGTTTAATTAATTGGTTCAAAAGCGGATTCTCTTCTTTGTGGTCGAATACTACTTTGTCCTCGCCATTCTCATTCTCAATATGAAATTGTTCTAATCTGATTTTGACTTGTTCCAAAATACTGTATTCTTCCATAGAATCCACCTCTTACAAATCAAATTTTTCAATAAGCATCTTTTTCAATTCCGAACCGCTGATTTCATCTGCATTTTCAATTTCCTGCTCTTTTGCAAGCGACTGTAAATCAGATGTAGACATTCTGTTAATCATGGTTTTGGTGTATTTAGAAGAGCCGGAAAACTTATCGCTCTCCGGCTCATAATCTAATTCATTACCATATACCATGTCCTGTCTAACACTATCAGCCGTTACATTTTCACTCTGCCTTGCGGCATTGATCTTATGTCGTCTCAATAGCATAAACAATACACCGCCTTTTCTTACGCCTTGAACTTAGCCAAAACGACTTTAGAATCGTTGCTAAGAACGGCAGTATAATGTTCGTCTCCAGAAATAACCGTTGTTTTTGCAAGGATGTCTCTATCGGATTCGATTTCAACGCTTCTCTTCATGTAAATCGTAAGTGCACTCTCTTCCTCGGAAACACCATCTGAGCCCGGATCCTCGTTCGGGTCTTCGGCAGACACGATAACGATAGGACACGCATAGTATTCTGCGTCAACCGCATTTACTTTGTCTCCAATCTTTAAATCTTCTTTGAGGGTATGTGCAAGTGCAGTGGAAAGATGAATATGTGTACTGTCTTCCTCAACGGTATCGGCAGAGATCTCAATTGTTCCACTTGCGTTCTTTGTGTACTTAATAAGTTTTACCTTTTTGGATTTAACAACCTGCGCTCCAGCAATAGATCCAATTGTTCCGTTCATAATAACGTTCAACGGGTACTTGTCATTACTCTTGAAGTCTGCATCATTCAAAAGTGTTGCTTCCTGCGCCGGATTGATAAACATAATCTTTGTAAGCGACTGATCACTCTCATCGTCAAACTTACTGTTTGCCGCCACAACCGAAGAATAACTAATGCTTGCTGACATTCCGTTGTAAACAAGAGAAGCACCGCAAAGTGCATCATAACAATCGTTATCTACTTTAGCCGCGATAGATTTTGAAATCTGGTCGATGGTAGTACCCATAGGATCTCCATATCCAGACAAAACAGATTCGTCTGTCAATTCTACTGCTTTACCAGCCTTTTTAACCTTTGCTTCCGTTGTGGACGTTGTAAGTACGGTAGTTCCCATTGCAACGCCCTCGGCAACGTCTTCCGCATCTCCGATGTATGCGTATTTTGGTACAATAATTGTACTTCCCGGTCTACCAACAAGAGTTGTGTCAATTCTTGCGATAGGGGAAAATTTAATCTTTTTTGGAAGTTTTGCAGACACCATATCTGCCATAACTTCCGGATCTACTAAGTTTGCTAATTTTGTCTGTGGCATATCTTATTACCTCCAATTATTTTGTGAACTTTTCATAAAGTTCCGGATTTTTATTTTTGAACTCTACTCTATGGTAGTAATCCATTTTGTTAAATTGCTCCTGCGTAACAGAACTATCTCCACCACCAGAATTGATAGGCGGTCTTGATTTTAACCATTCCGCTTTTGCTTCTTTCATGCGTCTTTGAACTTCATTTTCAATGACATTTGAAATGACGTTGTGGTCGGCATCTGCAATTGCATCAATCAACGTATCAATCGCATTTTCATCGCTTATTGTTTTCTGATAAGCATTTACTGCTTTAATGTGATTGAGCTCTTTGCTCATGCTTTCAAATTTTTCTTTCTGCACTCTCTCCGCTTCTGCTTTTGCTTCTGCTTCCTGCTCTTCCGCGGTCTGTTTTGATCGCAACTGTTTCTTGTAAGTCGCCGCTTCTGAACTTGCCTTATTTGAAGCATTCTTATACTTTTCTTTTTCCGCTCTCTCGCTGGCTAACTGCGCCATAAGTTCTTCAACTGTAGGTGTATCAATATTTTTCTGATCTTCTACCGTTGGATTTTCTACTTCTGGATTTTCTGTTGTTTGATTCATTGTTTCTGCCATGTCTATTACCTCTTCTTTCTGCTTTTTATAGTTTTTCTCTAACTTCTGCGAGATTTATAACGCGCTTTCTCTAGCGCATATAAAAAAGCCACCAGAAATTTCTAGTGACTACGTTTTACTTATCTGTTCTACTTTTATCTATGACTGGACTGTTTTCTGTCTGGTCGGACAAATCTTGCATTATTCGGTCCTTGTTAGGTGCTTGTTCTCCATCGCCGCCTTCTGCTTGATTGCTCGTATCTTTATTTATGATACTGTTTTGGTATGCTTCAACCATTTTCTCACTTCTGGCAATAACATCGTTTGGATCATCAAAGAACGGTATCGCGTCTACCGTATCTTTAAGGCTGAATCCATGACTTAACAGCGTTGCCATCGCGTTTACCTTGGTTGACATTTCGTAAGTTTTCTGCCTCTTTATGTTTGGCTGGACATCTGTTGCTTTCAATTTCAGCAACGGATCATCCTGTGATACGTTTTCAGATTCGCGTATCGCAGAAAGAACTACTTTCACTTCATCCATTTTACTTCCGTCTGTAATCAACTGCTGTTTTGCCGCGGCTGTTTCTGCTTGGCTCCATCCAGTAGCATCACTCATTGCAACTCCTGTACTTCCACCGGAATTGTCATTTCTCTGCGGAACATTACACTTTTGAAGTATCAATTGTCGTCTTGCCTGCATATTATTAAGCATTCCAGAATAATCATAATCTACGGCAAGAGGATTGATATAAGGCTGTCTTCCGTCTTTTGATGTATATGTCAAAACCCATTCATTGGTGCTTGGCTTTTTATCAACCTCTGTTACACTTCCATCTTCGTTTTTTATTATTTCTTTTGGAAAATCAACATCATTTCCATGCCATATTGCCTGCGTGTTTTGCTCTACATCATTTGTGAAGTCTGAAATAAGCAGATTCAGATTGTCCATTTCCGAAATTTGCCTTTCAAAACATCCCATGCGATCATAAGATCGTATATACTCAATAATCGGTATTTTGTGTAATGGGTTTTCTTCTCCACTTCGGTTTAAAAAGCCCCACTTGTTTTTTTCTTTTGCCTCTCCATTTGTGATTTTCAATCCATCTGTTATCTCATATCTAAAATCCTTGCTAAAGCAAGTATAATACCTTGTATTTGAGTTTTTTTCTTTTCGGTATGTTCCGGCAAGAATAACTCTTTTGTCTTTATAGTAAAGCGATCGAACAACAAAAGTCGTTCTTGGGTCCAATACGTCATATGTAAAGTAACTTTCCCCATCTTGCCATTCCGTGTTTATGTCAATGTATACATATCCAACACCGCAGATTTCAACGTATCTTGCCAACTCCTGTTGCTTTTGTCGTGAATTTTGCGATTCATAGCATTTATTAAGAGAAGCAATAGCACTTGTTAAATTTTCATCTTCTCCGTTTCCATTCTGAACAAGAGATATTGGATTTCCCCACTTGAATCCAAGGTTGAACTCCGTAACCTCATTTGCAACATTATCAACGCACTGGCAATCAATATCCGTTCTTGTTTGCTTTACTCTTTGCAAAGGCTGTATTCCAGCATCATAGTCAAGAAGATATTGTATTCTTGCTGAATTTACGTCATGCTCTATAATGGCATTACGCAAAATTGATATTATATTGTCGCTTGTAATTTCTTCCGCGTCTGTATAAATTACAATTCTTCCTGTATTCACTGTCACACCACCTAAACAAATCTCATTCCGCTTGAAGTCGTTCGTTCAAGCATTTTCGTTACTGTTACTTTTGCCGTTACCGGGTCATATAAAATTCTCTTCTTGCACTTTTTACAATTAAAAGCCAAATTCATTTTTGTGATTCCGTTATGGCTTCCTACTTTTCTTCCGCACTGCGGACAATATACTGTAACCATATGCCTTTCCCCTTGCAATAAAAAAGACACCGCAATACGCGATGCCAAAAACTTTCTTTATTTCCTAGTATAATAATATCATAACTCATATGTGACATTCCATGACATCTTTTATTTTTTTACAAATATTCATCACCGAATTTTTCTTCAAATTGACGCAATGCTTTTCCATGAAGCCGAATCGTTTGTCTGTATGAATAATCCATTTCCACAGAAATCTTTTCAAACGATTTCTTTTCGATGTAATGAGAAAAAAGCACATTATAAACGTTTTCGTTTTCCATACTATCAATTTGACTAATGATTTTTTGTTTTTTTTCAGTAAAATCATCAATTATCTTATCAAGATTTTTTTCCATTTCATCAATTTTTGCATATGTGTTTCCAATACGATCAAAGTTTGGTGTGCTTTTTACTCGTTCTTCGGTTGACACAGAAGAAATGCTACGAGACAATTCCCTTAACTGTGCTATTTCTGCCAATTTGTTATTTATCATCCGATTCAATCGGTTTATTTGATTCAAATATTCTTTTGTTGTCATAACATCCCTCCTATATCGGACTTGCAATAATAACTGCTTTTCTTGTCTTGTTTCCACCAGTTACCCTTAACGCAAAGTTAGAAAACACATCTGGAACATCATCTAACTGCTTTTTTCCGGAAACAGAATACTGTTTTAACAAAGACATCATCACTCCATATGGTTCGTTAGGCTTATACAATGATGGATCCTTGAATATTACGTGCTGTAAAATCCAGTTAGAACACTGGAAAATTCTTGCTTCTTTGTTTGTCTCTGTCGGTGTGTCTGTAATATTGCATATCCATCCTTTGCTTTCGACACGTTTATTTACTTCCATACCAACGCGGTCTCCACCAGCATTTCTCTCAAACTCGCATTCCTGCACTTGATTATTCACCAGCACATTAGCGGAATTTTCATACTGCATCTCATAATCCGCCGTATTATCACACACACAATCGACGCAATAGTAATCTTCTCCATATTTCTGCAATACTGGAAGTACAAAATAGTCTGTTCCTTTCCCCTTTGTGTCGCATTGACTGGTAATTATCTCTGGTTCTCCGTGTGGCAGATTAAGATAACGTCGAATCTTATCTTCTGGAAACAGTAAGCCCTCTCGCTCTATTGGATCCTGCTTGTACAGACAACGATAAGAGATTTCGTCCATAAGTAACTGTATATCTTCAAAATCTTTTACAGTATATCCCCCAAACTCAAAGTCAAAATTGCTTTCTCCAGTTACTGGATCAATGTCTGGTACTGATATTACTTTTACTCTTTTGTTGCCCTCATAGGCCTGTATAATGCGTCCAATGACATCGCGGACACTCCACCTCGTAGCAATATGTATCTCTTTACATGGGTTTCCATCCTCGTCCGGAATCTTTCTCTGTCTTGCATCTACAGCATATTTTCCCCACAATTTATCAAGGTAAAGTGGATTTAATGCTTCTTCAATACCACCGATCATGTCATCTACAAGCAAAAATTTATTCGCACGCACTTTTCCGGCATTCTTACTTCCAACGGACGTACATTGAACAGACTGGAATGGCTTATACTTTCCTACATTAAACGTTTCCAACTTTGCATTTGTGCTTGTTACTTTGAGCCTTGGAAATATCTCGTTCCATGTGTACTCGTCTGCGTTCGTTACGATGTCATATACGCCATCATAGTACATTCTGGTAATGTCGCCACTATGTGAATAAAAAAGGTTATATCCGTTCGAATACCAGCCTATAACGGCAGAATGGAAAAACTTTTCGATCGTCGTGTTGTGCGTAATGATATAATCATCCGTAATATACAAGTGGCACGGATCATCAATCATAATGCACTGACATTCTTCTCTACCGATATACTCAACTGACTTTATAAATCGCTTTACATTTTTTCTTTGTGGATTGTATTTTTCTTTATGTCTTGATAGTGCAAATACAGATTCGTTTTCTTTGAAAAACTGTATCGTTAGCCTATGAGACGGTTTGCATTCAATGAATTTTCCGTCTTTTTTATATCCGGAATTCCTAACTGTTTCATGCACATATCCTCCTAGCGAATGCACCAAGTCTTTGACATTTTGCGCCAGTTCTTCAGAACACGTAGTATACTCAATACTTGTTTTTTCGCAACTTCCATCTGTATCTAGCAAACCTCGCAATAACCATAATCTTTGTTCATTTGAAGCATGCTGATAATCATTTGGTATAAACTTATCTTCGCTTTTTTTGCCAAACAATCCGTATTTTTTCAATGCAATAGAAACAAGGCTTCCATTTTTTGTATTGTTCCCCTCATGTCCAACAACTGCGTAATCATAGTTCGACACATGTTTGAGTCTATATCCGTTTGGAAGATAGCGGTTCATCCTGTCAACAATTTCCATATCTGATGTAGAAAATCGAACCGAACCACCAGACAATCCACCATCACCAAGTAATGCTCCCATTACATATGGGTGCAATAACAACTCTTTTTGTGGAAAATAAATCGGTTTTACATAGTCGATTGAATAATTAGACCGTTTTCCGCTTTCTACGGTCAATTTTTTCATCAAATCAGACAATGTAATTGTTCTTTGTCTATGAACTCCTGTTTTAGATTCATAGATACGATCTTCTCTGTTTTGGACGGTCCATAAATGTTCGTCAGAGCAACGGCATTTTGAACCATCATCAAGTGTCATTTCATATATATCTCGTTTTCCTTGCGGATAAACTCCAACGACATTGGCAACGTTCCCATTTCCAGCGACAACTTTTGAACCAACTTTTATATCTCCCATTTTCACAAATCCGTCCGGTGTAAGCACTTTTGAATACATTGGCTGCGCTTTTCCAGTCCCCGGTGGAAGAGATATGCACAAAATGTCGTATTTGTCATCTATCATCCCTTGCAAAGCATCTATAAGACCAATTTTTATAAATTGCTTTCTCCGCGGCATATAAAACCGCTCTTTCGGCAATCTTTTCTTCTCAATGTACCTAAAAAAACTATCAACAACCTTGTTTCTGGCTTCCAAAAGCAAAACCTCATACAATTTATCTAAGATTTCGTAGGAAACATCGTTTTCAAAGCAATATTTTTCCAGGTCCCATGAATTTCCCCCGGTGGAATCCTTGATAAATTGCTCTATAATCTCTTTTGCTCGACTAGTGAGTATCAATCCATACTTGATATCTTTTTCTCTCTCTATGGCTACTTGACAAGCCTGCACGTATGCTTCAATAGCATCTTCGTCAATGCCATTTTGCTTTATGTAATTTTCATATTCTTGGATTCTTTGCCGCAATTCGGCTGACATAAAGATGCACCTCCACAGAAAGCGGAAGTGTGTTTACTTCCGCCTATAATTTTTTTAGGTTAGCGGCTGAATCTATTTTCAGTCGGTTAATTTTTTATTTTCATTTTTCAATAATTTTTACAGTATCTTGTATACCATAGTAAATTATGTACCTTTTTCCGTCTTCACTTTCAAACTTGATGTAATTATCGGTATGATCGCTTTCTACATCAATTTTCCCTTGATAGTGAAAAACTTCTCTACCATCTTCCGTGGTAATCGTAATTTCTCGCTCAATACCATTTGAAAGGTTTGACCGGAAATCTTTCATTCCTCTGATTCCGCTTGCGGTTGATGTGTTGTACCAGTTTAAAAAAATCGCAAGCAAAACAGTAACAACAACTGTACTAAAAACAATTACCAAGCCAGCAATTCTAGTGTCTTTATCTACAAAAAACGCAAGACTTATACCAAGCCCAATCAAAAGTAAAAACACTAAAACTACCCATTGTGCTATTGTAAACATAACTATAACCTCCTTAATAATTTGATGCTTCATTGCAACAAACCGGATGTAATTTATCAAGAAGTTCATCGTATTTTTCAATTACATAATTCGCCGGGACTGCATAATTTTTGATTCCATATGCCAAGACTGTTTCTCTTTCAATCTGGCATCCGCTCCATTGGTAACTCTCATTGATTCCAATAAACACATCTGCTTCTGACAACTTTTTTAGGCTTTCCCCAAGATACCAAATTGCCTGATTATTGTTCTCCGGTGGATTGTCCTCGATGTAACTGTCAATTAGTTCCAGTTCTTCGCCCTCGTAGATTTCAGCAATCTTTTTCATCTTCTGTATACTTGCTTTGATTTCCTCTTCTGTTCTGCCTTTCATAGGCACGCTCACAAATAATTTTTTCATGGTTTTATCTCCTTTTTTATATTTTATAAACCTTTTTAGGTTATCAGATAACTTCAATTGCTATCCGCTAAAGGTTTAATTCACTTTCTTAAAGTCCAAACAACTAAGTTTGCCATCCTTATCCCTTTTCCACGAGGAAGTCCAATGTCCGACAATGTTATCATTTTTATTATTTGGAACTCTATTTACAGTAGCGTCAGTAAGAACACTTTGAGGAAAACTTAAATCATCTACAATTATTCCCTTTTTATGGTAACAAAATGTACTCGTATAATGGTTTCGTTCATCAGAAATCGTTCTACAATCTATAACATTTCCGTTTGCAATACAATCGCTTAAGTATTTGCAATTATCGCATTTCGTGTCTTTCTCTACATATTTTTCCAGAAACACGTCCGATTGCTTTCTTTTACGTCGCCATACATAAAAAACAATTCCTATAGCAATCACAAGTGCAATTATCAATACAATTTTACTCATTTTTCATAAACCTCTCAATTCCTGCACATAGTCAAATCTCCAAAATACCCAATTTTTCATAAACTTTTGCAATTTTTGGAAATTGAATCGCTATCCAATCAATCATTGTTTCTTCATGTCCAAAACTTTGTGCATGTTCAAAATTTGATTGCAAACCACTTTCTGCTAAAAAAGCATGTACAATTTCATGTCTAAGCGACTGATTTTGAAGTCTCTTAAAATTTCCGACATTATTGTAATTGTCTCCCCTTATGCATATTACACGATTAAAATAATCACAAAAGCCGTCAATCTCTTCATCTTTTAATGTTTCTTCCCTTATCGTGTATGTAGTTCCTAAAATATCAACTTCATTCATTCTAACACCTCAAAACAAATTATCCGGAAACTCTTCGCCATTTATAAGTTTCCAAAAATATTTACTGATTGTTGGCGGGCTAACTCCAACGTACTTTGCCGCTTTTGTTAGGCTCATTTTGCATTGCGCCCATTGATTGTACGCATAATAAAATTTTTCCTTGTCAATCTTATGTACGCCCTTTGCCATTTTTCTTCACTCCTTTAATTTGCGGAATCTGCATGGCGAATCTGCCGATTTCTTACCTTGCCGGATTCCAGCAACGACCATGCAAATATAATGAATGGGGTTCTGTTGCCCTGATAGTATAAGGCAACAACGCAAGTGATGGGATTCGAACCCATAATTCAAAATTGCCCCTCATGGCATATACACTTGCATAATGACCGCATCCAGGGCTTTTCACTACAGTAGATAAAGCCCAACTACAGTAGTGTGTCGTTTAGATACGGTCATAGGTGCCATTTGGCACCGTTTGATTTTATCGTCTTTTCTGACGCTCAAAATCTCAAAATGCTTGCTAAAAGCAATGTCATTTATACTGCCGGTCAACGGCAATGTTTTTGGATGAGTGCGGACTTGAACCGCACGGCTGACCTTTTGCGCGCAACGGTCACATAAATTCATTCTCGCCTAATATATCAGGATCCTTGACATCTCGGTAAAGAATAAAAATACGCTGCCTGCCCCTTGCATCATCCAACACAAGCCAAGTCATGAACGATGAAAAGATTGTTTAATCTGAATAATTCCTTGGCTTGTCCTTATTTGATTTTTTTAGTAGACTGACACCTTGTCACCACTACCAAAGTATATCGCCGTGTCGGTTACTCGGCTTCGGCGATAATCGGATTGCAAGGATTCGAACCTTTTACCCCACGAGATCAAGACACATCTCTTCCCAAATGCATCCAGCCAAGTATGCGGCAATCCGTTTTGTGTGCGTGATGAAAATGACAAAAGGCACGCACACACATTATAAAAAGGAGTGTTTCCCAATGTAATGAGAAACTCTAAAAACCACCGGCTATAACGGCTCTGCTCTGGAAAGCAAAACTTGATTTTCACATCATCAATAGGGATGACCTATTAAACCTGCCTAAATTCTGCCATGACATTTGACCGCCACAGCAGAAATCAAATATGAGGTATTATGAAAAAGGTATTTCAACCCAATACCGACTTTCACGGCACCGCTGATCTCGGTGTTTGATTTCCACAGTTTGGAACTCGGCTAAGCCCCGTAAACCGTACAGACATTTGACCGACCTGCACGGTGTAAAGAAAAAGGACAAGTTATATCAAAAAATTCTAACTACCTAGTATTATGTTCAAGTGTCCAGCACCTATAAGTGCATTCACTCGACTAAATTCTTCCTGCGCGGATTTTTCTGATTCATACGCGCCTAGCAAATAATTTTTACCGTTTTCCAACTCGGCATTTATTGTCATTCCATCTCGTCTCAACACGGCTCTGTCTAACGGGATAGATATATCTTGGCTTTGTAAAACTATTCTCATCCGGCTCAACCTCCGTTTTTTGTTTTTGGGGATATTTGGGGGACTTAATAGGGCGAACACACGTTCGTATATAGACCCCCTCCCCCTCTTCCAGTTTATCCAGTGCGGATCTGCTCGAATCCCTGCCGCATCCGCTCATCTGTTCGGGTTTTGTTTGCTTTCTTTAGCTCTCTTGGACAAACCATAGTTTGTCAAATAGAGTAAGTCAATATGTAGTGGTCATTTCTTCCTCTGCCACTATATCTTGTTTTTCTGCCGATTCCAACACTTGAACCGGTGCAGATTCTCCAAGTTTTGGTAAATCAGCTGCACCCAATGAAGCGCGATGGGCATTCTCTCGTGATACTCCTGGCAGATTCCAGCGGAATTGGTGGTTGAGAATTGCCAAAATCCCCATGGCTTTGTTTCCTGCCGTTGACAGTTTGGCGCTTAATGATTCTTCACGTAAAGCGTCTATTTTTTGCGTGAGGCGATAAGGGGCATCGCTTAATCTTCCCGGCTTATTCGTCGCCCACGCGTTAATCACATCACTCGAAATTCCTGTAAGGAATGAAAAGCCTGCCCTTGATATCTCTTTGTCATTCATGACACATAAATAGGCGTAAGATTCCAGCACCTTCTCAAGCTTTGATATATCATATCTATTGCAGTTGGATTTCTGAACTGCTCCAGGAATTTCAATATTTCGCTTATCCCTTAAAATATCCCTATCCTTAAACAAACATCTGTTTGTATACATCAAGGCACCATTCCAAATATTCTGTGGCTCTTTGCTCATGTCTTTTATGGGTGGTTTTTTCAGCCTACAATATTCATCTATGCAGGCGGCTATCTGGCTGTCGTAGACTTCCGGCATCTGCTCCGCCTCAATCTGTTCTAATTCGATTTTTTCGGTATTTCCATTTTCTGCCATATTAGCCACCTCCTGAATGATTCCAGCACAGTTCTGTTTATTCTGCCAGGCTCTGTCTGATCTGATCTATCTTATCCGACCTCGTCCGATTTGGTCTGATCTGGTCGGCTTGTATTGTCCTATACTTTTAATAGACCCTTTTTTTGCTGATTTGTCAATGAAAAATTTTATTTTTTAAAAAATTTATTTGGGGGGCGGTCTGCCGCGGTCGGGTCTGCCCGACAAATATTATATAATAACCGAGCCTTTCAAGGTTATTATATAATATATATATTCTTTACTTCTTTTTATATCTTTCTTTTACTCTTTATTCTTTTCTTTGCTTCTTTCTTTTCTTTTTCTCATTTTCTTTCGTTCTGTCTGTAATCTGATTGCATTTCTGTTTGTGATTTGATTGCATTTCTGTTCGTTAAATTGCGATTTTCCATTGTTTAAAAACCGCTAAAATTCGGTACTTTGTCGGTGCTTTTCTGTTTGTAATTCTGTTCGTTAAATAATTACATTTCTGTTTGTTAAGTTGCTGAATTTGCCCCATTTAATTTTCCCAATTTTAGGCAATAAAAAAAGACCGCCGAAACGGTCCTTTTTATCTGTTTTGGAATCCAAAAATTATTATAATTCTATTCCGTCCTCATCCAGATATTTCTGGTATAGGTCTTCCCACGCGTCCGCGTCAAGATTTTCTTCCAAAAATGAAGATGCTTCGAATGGCTCGGCCTCTTTGTGATCTAAAACCTCGTCAATTCCAATACTGTATTGGGATCCTCCGACTTCCACCCATACGGCGCTACTGTCGTTTTGTACTCCATTTTCTGCGAGTGCTTCTTTTTGGAAATCTTCAAAAGACATTTTATACATTTCCTCGAAATCACTTTCGAGTTCTTCGAAGGTCATGCCGTCACGCTCTCCAAAGGCTCCGGTATAAGCGTATAACTTGGCTCCGTCCTTTTCGTACTCGAAAACATCCAGCGGATCCGTTCCGTTGTAAAATTCTGCTGCCTTATTGCTAAGGCTTCTAGTTGCCAATTCCCCCGCTAATTTTTCAGAATTATTAAACTTTCTCATAATAACCACCATCCGCACCGATCTATGCGGCGTGCCTTTCTTTATTTGATATATTCATTATAGCACTTTATAAAGTGATAGTCAAGCACTTTTTCAAAAAAAGTATAACTTTTTTTTGGCTTCTCGATCTTCCGCACTTTCTTCGTATGTCAAAATGTCCTTTGGCTTCATGTCCAATATTAAGCATAAATTATTTAAAGCCTTTAGGCTTATTGATGTATCATCATTTTTCAATTTCTTCATTGCGTCCTGGCTAAGAAGTCCGGTTTTTTTGGCTTTATATATGTTAAAGCCGACGCGATCCAGCGCGTCCCAAACGTCGAATCTGTATTTTAGCATATCTCCGCCCTCCTTTCTTTTTTATTAGTATATATTTTTTTTCGGAAAAAGTCAAGAAAAAAGTTATCAAAAAAAGTGATAAAAACTATTGACAATCACTTTGAAAAGTGATACAATGGTTATAGATCAAAGGAAAGGAGATCTTGAAAATGAAAGCATATAAAATATTTATTTGTGGTTTCCAGATTGGAACCGAGGAACTGACCGCCGCAGAAGTCAAAGAATTTAATAATTCCGGGATCGTCGTTGTTCCGGTTGAAAAATAATTTCGAAACGCTCTTCGGAGCGTCCGCCGCGGGATAGCCTCCCGGCGCTGATGAGATAGGCTAAACAAAAAAAGCCGCCCGGCATACTACCAAGACAGCCCGAGCGGCACCAATCAAAAAAGAAAGGTAGCCCAATTATAACACGGGCAAAGGTAAAAAACAATGAGAAAAGAATTTTTTGAGAATTTAAAGGCAGAGAGAACAACTTACAAAGAAATGATTGACTTCTGTTGTGATAACTTAGTTCTAAACAACTCACTTATTCGTGAGTTAAACGCAAAAGGTTTTTATTTTGACATTAAAAACGGAACAGACTACGACGAAGAAGAAGATTATTATTACGATGTTTACCAGTATTTTATTATTTCTTCCCTCGACGCGGAAAGATTAAAGGAATACACAAAAGAACTAGTTTATTATTGCGAGGACTTAGATTTGTACATTTTGGGCGTTTGTCATTTCGGTACTCCTTGGAGTGGAGTAGGCGCAAACTGGAAAGATGAGATTGAAGAATAAAAAACAGTTTAGCCCTTCGGGGCTTTTCTGTTTTGCGTTATTCCACCATAACCAATTCAGGCGGTCGGCAGGGTTCGAAGCCATGCGGCGGATTTTGCCATTTGGAAAATAATAAATATACGGAGGTGATACCATGTAATTTTCAAGGCAAAATTGCTATATGCTAGACCAATACCACGAAGGGCATTTCGTATGCTCTCAAATTGTCCCGGAATCGTATCTTGATTATTTTTGAAAAGTTGCAGGAATTAGCCCAAAAATTGAAGAATTGGCGAAAAATCCGACCTTTTCGGCTTGTAAAAGTCTGCCAAATGTGGTATAATGAGGGCATATAGAACCATGCCCCGAATGGCTTTAGTCGAGCGGCTCAATCTTTGCCGGTTGGGTTTCTTCTGGTAGCAGTTTAAAAAACCGAACAAGAAAAAGCAATTTTTGAAATTGTGAACTTTTTTCGGTTTGAAATCAGGAAACTAAACTACCCCAGGGGGGGTAAAATTACGTTGCAAAATTTGCAGCGAGTAAAGAAAGGATGATAGTTATGAGAACAGAAGCGCAGAATATGCATATTAACGGTGTAACAGTCAACGGAATTTGGGTAAGTTTTGATATTGAAAACGTTGCATCTATATCAGAAAAAGGCGTAAAATCGGAAGCGATTCAAGGGGTCGCAACTTTTGTAAGAGCAGGAGAACAGATCCATAAAATTTATAATATTGGCAACTTTGATTTTTGTGCAAAATTATTAGATAATGAATTTGCCAAAATGGAAGCAAAAAGAATGATTGAGTGTGCCAATAGAAGCGCTCATAGTCCGTTTAAATAAAATAATAAATAAGTATTATAGGCACGTTTGGCATCGCTGATCGTGCCTATAAGTGTCGAAAGTAGGTATAAAATGATAAATGACGACTTGAAAGAGTTTATAGGCGAGGTTTGCGATGTTCTGGAAATCCCAATTCCAAACATTTCGGACGATTTTCGCGTATTCGAAAATAATACAAGGATGGCAGTGTTGGCAATTGAAAAGAACGTGCCGACATTGTATTTATGCGACCGGATGGAGACAGAGCAAGACTATTATTTTGCCGTAGCGCATGAACTGCGCCATCTTTGGCAGTATATAACCAATGAGAAATACTGGCTTGGCGGCTATAAAACCGCCGAAGAAATCGGAATAACCGCATATAATCGGCAAAGGCTGGAGATAGACGCAAACGCATTTGCCGCGCTTGTTATAGTTCTATCTTTTGGGATGGTCCCGACGTTCCAGTCGCTGGACTTGGAGACGCGGCACATGATAGAAGTTCGTGCGCGACAGATCATGCCGGAATTGGACGATTGAATTTCAAAAATGGAATTTTCTGAAAAACTGACTAAAAAATCGAGATATCGAAAATGTGAAATTTTTTCGTTCTGAAATTTCGGATTGTTTATACCCTAGGGGGGTTATTTTTTCTTTGCAAAATTTTTTTGCGCGTACGAAATTCGTATTCGCAAAATTGGAAAAGGCAGCCAGATAAGGCTGCCAAAGCAAATTGGTTAAATTGTTTATAAAACTTATTTATTTCTTTTATATTCAGAATATTCAGTTACTATGTCTTTCCATCCATCTGGAAGTTTATTTGAAATATTCTTTATTTCTAAGAAATACGCATTTTCATTGTCGGAAAATTCGGAATAATTACCGGCTGGCGATAGCAAAAATGTATAGTATGTGTTTATACTTTCGGATAGTTCGCGCACCCAAGAATCATATTCACCATATTTTTCAACATATTCACTTTGTAAAGAAAAAGTTTTTATTTTTTCGTAATAATCCAAAAATTCATTTGCTTTTTTAACAAACTTTTTCTTTGAAAATTCCGTTTTTACGCATTTATCTACTGCGGTATTAAAATCTACAAATTTTCCATTTTTCATTGTATATTTGTTTGTTGACTTGTCTTTTGTTTCCCATATCGCATTATTCCACGTTTTACTTATAATGTAACCTTTTTGTGCAAGCAAATTTATAAAGTCTTGAGAACCAAGCAAAAAGTCCATCGTTGTTATGAGGTATTTTTTATGATTTTCCAATTTTTCTTGTTTTTGTTTTTCTTCTAAATCTTTTTTTACTTGTTCTTGTTTAATTTTTTCTTGTTCCTGTTTAATTTTGTTTTGATGTAAAAATAAACCGCCAAAGACCAAAGACAACAAAAAAACAAAAAATATAGTAAAAAACACTATTTTCTTTTTCTTTTTGCTTTTATTTGTCTTTTCAATAAGATCTCTTTTTTCATTTTCAGATATTACACAACCACATTTAGGACATTCTCTTGCCGTACTACTTATTTTGTTTTTGCATTCTGGACATTTAATAATTGCCATAACGAAATCCTCCCATATAAAATTTTTACACAATTTTACCATATTTTCATAATTTTGTCCACCAGAAATCAATTATATTCAACCATAATGGTAATTTCATAGCCAAAAATTTTGTCTTTGTCAAAAATTGGTATGCGCTTTAAGCCATAGTCTAAAAGGTCGTTTATGGCTATAAATGTTTTGTTTCCGCAGAAGACACAATATTTGTCTCGAAACTTGGAAACCACTAGTTTTTCCTCGATTTTTTCTCCGTTTAGCATTTTGTCAAGTATGTTTAACGTTTCTTTATGGTTTACGTTTTCCTCTCCAATATCAAAGATATACCTGATTTCTTGGTATTCTTTGATTGTAATTTTGTTTCTGCCCTTTTTCAATTTCATAGAATCATCCCTTTTCTAAATATTTTGTAAAATTTTATCATTTTTTAGAAATTATTGCAAGCGCAGAGACAAGATACTTATTTGAATTTTTGAGAATTTTCCGTAATTTTTCCTCTGTAATCTCTGGATTCGTCCTTTTTATGTATTCCAAAATAAAATTTAGTTCTTTCAAAGTCATTTCCCTTTCTTCATGCTAACCATGATATCATCAAGCAGATAAATCAAATCTGTGCCATAAATGCTGATCCAGTCAGCCAAATACTCTTCCTGCTCCATTGGCATATGTACACCAAATGAAAAGCAGAATGCGTGGCATAGTTCGTGAGCGATTATTTTACGCAAATAAGAGCCTTTCGGATTTTTTGATACAAATATACCTTTTTCATTCCAATCGGTCACTGCGAGCGAATATAAGCCGTCAGAGCGAATCAATCTTTCATCGTTTGGATTTACAAAAATCAAATTCCATAAAATGCCGTTTATAATAAACATACTATCCCTCCTAAAAAGGCTGGAGACATTTCTATCCCCAGCCGATAGTTTACTGAATCTTATTTACAAGAGCCGTAAGTTTGGTCTTTGTGAGTGCTTTTTCCTCTGGTGACATATCATTTACCATCCCGGAAACATCTCTTGCAAGTTCTGCCATGTATGTTTCCAGAGATTTCATGTTATGCTCTTTGTCTTCCGGATTATTTGACTTATGCAATTCTTTTGTTTCTGTGTAATTGCGTTTTGCTCGGTCGTAATTGCTTTCGTTCATGTGCATATTGCCAGACGGTTCTGTGTAGTGCATTCTGCCATACTTATCTCTGTCCATGTCACGCATATCTTCCATTTCATGGTACTTTTCTGGTGTCATGTGGTAATATGGCGGTTCGTCATATCCTCTTCGATATGTACCGGAACCTTTCGGGGCAAATTTGCCGTTCGCATAGCGATAATGGTCGTAGTGTCTTCTGCCGCCGTCTCCGTAACGTTCGAACATTTCCAAAAATTCTTCTGGATCTGATTCATCCATTGCTTTTGTCAACGTTCTGTAGTACATGGCTTCTGATAAGTCTTTCAGCATGTCTATGACTTTTCCCATTTCCTCTGTGTCAGCCATTTCAACACCATGTTCCAACTGTTCATCAGCACATTTCGAAATTTTTTCAATCATGCAGTGCATTCTTTTGATATCCATATTGTCCACCTCCTATGCAACTCTAACAACTGTAAGATTGCTATTCTGAACTTCAATTGTCTGTCCGGAAGTGTTCTGTACCGCTACGGTACTGCAACAACCTTTTGGTACGTCAATATAAACCTGCGCCGAAACATTCCAGAAATTTTCAACCGCCGCAGGAGTAACAATCATCTTTGTAGCCTGCAAAGGCTCTCCATCAACTGCCAAAGCAATGGAAATTGCTTCAACTGTTCCACCGGTAGGAATCTGAATGTTTCCAGAAAAATTAGCAAGGAATCTTGCTCTGCACTGGTTTGTAATTCCACGGAGTTTGACAATGCCAGATCCGTTTCTGTGTACGATACAGTTTGAACCGTTTGTCGCCGTCTCTGTAAATGCTACGTCTTCGCCTTGTGCGACACTCTGTAATGCTATTGCTGTGTATTCTGCCATAATATTATACCTCCAAATCATAAAAAATAAGGGCAAACCACTTGGTCTGCCCTAGTAACTTCGATAAAACTGCTATTGCAGACATAGTCCTATTAGACTAATCTTGGACTAAGATAAACTTATTTTGTTGTGATTAGCAGCCACATCCAGAATTGCATCCGCAATTTGCATAACCATAAATGTTAGATGCCGGATAAGCAGGTACCGGAGTTGGGCGTACTGCGTTGATGATCTGCTGCGTTTGAGAAGCAATCTCTGTAGTAAGCAATGCGGACTGTCTATCCTGTGATGCCGCTCTGCGGAGATCGTTGTTTTCTGCCTGCAATGAAGAAATCTTTTCGTTGCAGAGATAATCTAAGATAGCACGAGTGCCAGCATTCTGACTGTCAATGATATCTCTCGTATTGGTGTTCATGGTGTTTTGCAAAGCACAAGTGTTTTGTGCCATGTTATAATTTACACCCTGAATTGCTTCGCGTGTCTCACAGCAACAATTAGCCAACTGTGACTGCAATGCGTTTGTGTTCTGCATATTTGCTACAGTGTCTGCATTGATTGCCTGCTGGATTCCAAATCCAGTCTGCATAACGTTTGTGTTGATTCCATTGAACCCTGTAAGCATGGAATTGTTTACAGCATAGATACCATCGCAAATACCGTTAGTGATTCCATCCAGTTTTCCAAGGATAGACTGTGTGTCAAATCCTCTCTGGATTGCAGAATCTGTGTAAGCCGCCGCAGTAGCACCAGCAGATCCGCCGTTGCCGCCCCAGCCGTTGTTGCCAAAACCATTCCATCCAAAGATGATCGCAAAGATGATAATCGCCCACCAGCCGTCGCCGCCCCACATTCCATCGTTTTTGTTGTTTCCAGTAACTGCCGCAATATCGGCAAGACTTGGAACGTTTGCTGAATTGAACATTTTGTGTACCTCCATTTGTGTTTATTTACAAATGGGAAACCGGTTATTGTGTGCGCACCCCAAAATGTACTAATTTTGTTTAAACATACTCATTATTGTTTGTTTTGCTTCGTCTGTAGTAATTCCTTTTTCATGGCAAAGATTTTCTGCCATTTTTTTTAACCCCTCTGAATCTCCGTTTTGCAACATATTTACGGCATTTTTAGCCATTGGATTCTGTTGCACTTGCGGAGAATTTATCATTTTATTTAACATCAATTGCATAGGATTCATTATTCATCCTCCTTTTTAGCAGAAGAACTTCTTGTTTTCGTTGCCGGCTTAGCCAGATTTTTTTCCAAATTATCAATCTTGCTTACAATCTCATTCAAGGTTTTTTCTAAACCGTCTGTAACGTTCAAAATTGCCCCTATTTGGCTTTCCGTGCTTTCGGTCGATAAATTGCCAACCTCTTCATTTTGAATCGGTTTAAATGTCATTGTACGAATCACACCATCGGCAGTCCAACTTTTAGCATAAATCTCGGATAAATCTTGTTTTGGAAAAAATGCTACTGATCCATTCAAAGGAACATCATTTGCAGTTATCATTTCCGCATTTTGTACAATTTTCCCCATTATTTGCGGTTCCTGCTGGATTCTCTGCGGAATGTTCTGTGCTATCTGCGGATAATTGGTAAAAACCGGGTTATAATTCATCGGCTGTTGCTGTTGCTGATACGGATTGTAGTTCATCTGCATTTTGTTTTTCCTCCTCCAAAATTTCCTCGATTGCTTTCACAACCGATGCCTGCGTTGCCATGTCAAGTCTTTGCAGTTCTTCGCGTGCAAAAATTTTCTCTAAGGTTTTGTCGGATAACATAAGCATCCCTCCTTGTAATTATATTTTTGCATAAAAAAAGACGGTAAAACCGTCAATAAACTTTCCAAAAACTGTCATATTTATGTCAAAACGCAATGTTCAAACTTTTTCAATTTGATGTAAATTTGATGTAAATATCGAGATTTAATTTATGAAAGTACCGAAAACACTAAGGTTCACAATCAAATCAGCACTGTCAAGAGGTGAGTGCTAATTTTTTT